AGGAATAAGATAAGTTGTAAATTCACAAATTTCATCAATATTTGTCTGTACTTTAAAAGAACCAACAGGTATACCACTTACTTCATCATCCGGATAAATGCGTTCATTTTCTTTATAAGCATTTAATCTTACAATTTTATCTCCAAAAACTTCTTCTTCTACACTATTGTTATAATCATACATTTTTGGTTTAACTTTCCTATATGTTTCGATAATACTATAGTCTTCTCCATTCAAACCATAGCCAAACATTCCCATAATCATATCAATGGCTGCTCTTGTCCCTTTGGTTTTTAATATATATTTTGAAGATAGCAACATTTTCCTCATGAAATTAACATCAACATCAGTAAACGTTAATTCATTGTTGTTTTTAGTGCTATACCAACTTATATTATTATATTCTTTATTATAAGCAATTTTAAAATCCTTGTATTCCCCTTCATATTCTTCTTCTGTTATGTATTCAGGCAGGTTGTCAAATTCTTGTTGTGATATACCTTCAGGTTTCTCACTAACCTTTTTATATTCTTTTTTATTATAATTTTCCAAAAATTCGTCCTCTATTTTAACTTCACTTGCTGGAATTTCCCTTTCTATTGTCTGTTCATTTTCATCTGTAACTGTCTCTTCAATTGTATATGTTGAAATAGTGGAATAAGCATCCCAACCCATTAATTCAAGTTTATCACTTAATAATGCATTTGGTATATTTCTATCACCGTTATATGTTATCCTGTTGTTTCTCTTAACTAAATCAATATTTTGTTTAACATCATCAAATACACGTCCAATGATATTAAGCACCTTATGCATTCTCTCACCACCATCTATATTGTCTTGTTCTTCACCATCTTCAAATTCTTTCGTATAAGTCCAATCATAATTTTTAATAGCCTCATGTGTCATTCTTCTCCATAAATTATCTGTCCACAATGCATCATAAATTTCTGCCATTGATGTTAATTTATCGAGAAAATCAATATATGTAGTTGAAGTAATATCAATACAATATCCATTACTCGGCCATGTATATGTACGTTTATAGTACAAGTAGCCTAAATTATATTCAATTGGAGTTATAAAAGTGTTTGAATATAAAGGTGTTGTCTTTCGTGTCAATAGTTGTTTTTCAAACCCTTGTAAACTATTAAAATAACTTTCAATATAATCTTTTTTAGGTTGTATAACTATTTCTTTATATTTTTCTTTAACTACTGGGACTATTTCTCCATTGTATATATATGCTTCAATAACAATTTCATTTTCCGTATTTTCATTAATTGTTATTGTATAAACCTTATCTAATTCTTTCACACAATTAGAAGTGGGTTCGGTCTTTATTTCATATGAAGTAATGTCAACAGATTTATCTCCTGATTTTATTTCATATTTATCCCACGAATAAGATAAATAATGAAGTTCATTATCATATTGTGTTAACTGTGCTTCTTTTTCATTTAATATAATGCCAAAAGGGTTGTTTAAAACATAATATGTCTGTTCAACACCTGTATTATCTTTAATCTTAATTTCAGTATCACTTACAGTAATATTACCAGGAAAATTACTAATAATATGTTCAATAGAAGAACGAACTAATTCAAGACAAGAACCATAATAAGCATAAGTACGAATATCTTCCGTATATTCGTCATTATTTATTTTATTTACTACATTTGTTGCATTTTTAACATCATCATAAGTCCATAATCCAACAGCAACACCATTTTTATATCTTTTTTGATAATGGGGTATGGGACTTGTTGTAAATATGAAATTACCATTGGTATAATACGGTATTTTACCTGGTCCAAAATGTAGTTGAGAACCAATAGTCACCCAATCTCGTTCAAAAATAGTTGAACCATCTTTCAACTTTTGATGAATATTGGTTTTTATGTAATTACTATTATGTTTTGTATATTGTGCCATTTCTTATATTTTGTTTAAAATTTATACCCCAAAGATTTCTGGTGCATCAACTGAATTATCAATATTATCTGTTCTTCTTTTCTTAACCTCAAATTTGGCATTTTTATTATAATTGTCTTTAACCGTATAAAACTCAAATTGTCTAAATATCTCTGTATCATCATTATAGGTTGTAAGCAACCCATTATCTAATGACCTTATCTGATTACCATCAATTGAAGTCGCTATAGTATCAAAATCATTTTCACATATTTCAATTCTTAAGCATACAGGATCAAACTTTGTATTTGAAATAATAATACTTTGATTTGGTGTTCCTATATAAGGTTTTGAACTGGCTTTAAAACTTGGACTTGTGCTTGGTGATAATGTTAAAAATACCAAACTTCCACTCTCGTTAAATCTATATGCATTTGAGTTTGTATTTGAAGATGTAAGATTTTGTGTAATTGGTTCTGCAAAGTTATTACTTGTAATGAGTCTATAATAATCTTGTCGTTCTAAATTAGTATCTAAATATTCTATTCTATATCCAACAAGATTATCATTACCAAACATTGCTCTATCACTATCTATTTTGTTCATATCAAGAATAATGCCTCTCACATCAGGATATGCACCCAATGCGCCAACATCAGTAATTGTACAGTATATTTCCTTTGGTCTTATAAATACAGTATAAAAACCCTTTCGCCCAAATATATTCACAGGTAAAGAAAGATTATAAATACCAGGTAAAATGGCATTTGGAAACGGTTCTCCATTTGCATTCTTAGCAGTATCTTCAATTTCAACTGTGGTAAATACAGAATTTACATCTTCAATTTTTTTGAACTTTCTGTAATTAATATCTTCACTATTTAAAGTGGGTCTATAATGATAAAATATCTCTACATCTTTTTGTGGATCTATAAAAGCACTCTTTACATTACCGTATGTTGAATTCATTTTAAAATTGTTTTTAATTCTTTATAATAATAAATATTTTTATTAGAAAAATCAACCGACAAATTTAAACTTATCATAAGCCCTAACATATATAATATCTCCTGCCTCATTAGTCAAAGTGTCCCATTGGATACATATACAATAATTAATGCCTATTTGATTTGAAAGAAATTTGTCGTAAATTACCTTATATGTCTTTCCATTTTCCTTTGAAACCATTATATCACCATAATTTATAAGGTAATTTTTAAGTGTTGTTCTTTCTTGATGCCACCTACCATATAACGGATTGGCGGCTTCATTTAATTTAATATATTGACCTTCTGTTATTAGTAAATCCATTTAATATTATATATTTAACCTTCGTTTATTGTGAACTACCCACAAACAAAAGATTTGTGGGCTTCTTGGGCTGACTCTTTATTAAGAGTCATATCTCCACAAGCGTTAATTTCCGCAGTTCCTGCGGTATTATTTTTACAGAATGCAAATCGTTTAATGTTATTTGCAGCAAGTAAATCTCTTTGATGTACCCTACCACACTTAGGACAAGTCCATACTCTTTGTGATAATTTTAATTCCTTATTAATATAGCCACAAATACAAGCCTTACTGCTTGGCTCAAACCTACCTATCTTTAATATATTCTTTCCATACCATTCTGCTTTTTGTTCTATCAACTGATTGAATTTCCCTATTGAAATATCAGATAATGCTTGAGCAAGATAATGGTTCTTCATCATATTCTTTGCAGATAGTGTTTCAAGGCAAATAGTATCATAGGTACTAACAAGATAACAAGTAACCTTTTCAAGAAAATCATTCCTTCTATTCGTTACTTTCTCATGTTGAATGGCAAGTTTTTTTCTCACCTTCTCTCTATTGCTTGAACCTTTTGCTTTTTTGGATAGTTTCCTTTGAAGCCTTTTCAACTTCTTCATTGCATTCTTTAGGTTTCTTGGATTTTGTATTTCTTGTCCATCCGACAATGTTGCAAAAGTTTTAATACCTAAGTCTATACCTACTGCTTTGTTCTCGTCAATAGGTTTCTTTGTTGGTATATCGTCTTGCATCTTAACAAGTATGGATATGAAATACTTTCCTGTTGGGGTTCTTGATATGGTAGAGGTTTTTATTTTTCCATCGAATGTTCTATGTAGTTTACACTTAATACCTTTTTTGAACTTTGGTATGTAGATTCTATTATTGGTAAAATCCACATTTGTGTTTTGTACAATTTGGAACGATTGTTTTGATTCTCGTTTCGTTTTGAATTTAGGGAAACCTTTCTTTTCTTTGAAAAAACGAGTGAAAGCATTGTCAAGACAAACAAGTGCTGCCTGTAATGAAAGAGAATTAACTTCTTTTAAGAATGAAGTTTCTTCATTTTTCTTTAACATTGGTAATTCTCTTTGAATATCAAAACGGCTAATTGCTTTTTTACTTTCTTGGTACGCTTTTATCTTTTTTTCAAGACCATAGTTATAAACGTAACGGCAACAACCAATATGTTTGTTTATCAGTTCTTGCTGTTCCTTATTAGGATATAGTCTATATTTATATGCTTTGTATCTCATACTATATATAAATAGTATATATTTAGAAAAAATATCAATATTTTCTAAAATATTTTTTCACTAATTTAATCCATTAACTAAATGACTTTCACTCATTGTTGCAAAGCAACAAAAGAATAATGGGGTTTCATTGTTCATTTATTTTAAAGAATGAATTATTCCTGTATTCAACCATATCATTAAGTGTCTTTATTTCACTAAATCCTATATGCCGTTGAAAACAACTTGTCGATCCTCTTTCAATATGTACATCAATTTTTTTTGACGGTGCATATGTTATGCCATTAAAATAATCATGTCTAAACATATGAATACCTCTCTGTTTTTGAATTTCTCCTTCGGTATAAAATTCATCATCTGCCATTGAATGTACTTCCATAAACTCATCATTATCGTTTTTAAAGACTTTA